TCATACTCATTAATACCTGTAACTGTTTGAAATAAGGTAAGTTCTGATAAATAAATATCTGTGTTAACACAAAAATCTATTATAGTGTTTCTTAATTCTTCAACAGCAATAAAAGATGGACAGCTTGGAGCCTCTCTTTTTACTTTAGGTACTAATGAATCTATCTTTTTTGCTACTGCCATTGCTCATTATTGTGCTGGTGTTGATGGTCTTGGAATAGATCCAGCATCAACTTGGTTTTTAACTCCTAGTGAATTTTGAAAAGACTGTAAGTAAACGCCTGATCTTTGTAAGTCACCCGCATACTCAGTATCTTTCTGATATGCCCTATACAACATAAAATCTAACATAGCATTAGCGTAAACATCGTCTAGAGATATAACTGTAGTTGATGATGTAAAGTCACTAATAGTTATATCTGTGGGAGCTGAACTATAAACAATTTCTATAGTTGAATCAGACGCTGTTGTGTGCGGGTATACATAAAAAACTTTTGGATCTAGTGGATCATAAACATAATGTTCAACATTGGTTCCAGTCGTGCCATGCCAATCTTCTATTTGATCATCTAATACTCTTCTCTCAATGTTTGTTATTGGTTTAGAGGATGGATTTGAATTTCTGTAAATAGATAATAATCTAAGGGCTGCACTCGGCAAACTCTGTTTAGCACTGTCAGCAACCAAAGTAAAAGACGCATTGACTGGGTTTGCATCTGGTCTAAATAAAACAATCTCTCTTTGAGCGTCATTCAAATAGTTCAATAAGGTTTGTTGTGACCATCTAACATTAGTTGTGTCTTGCAGAATTTCTTCTGCTCGATTGATAAGGTCAATTACTTTAACGGTTGCCATTTTATAATCCTAATGCTTTTTTTTCTTCGCCTGTTAAAGATCTTTCGTCATAAATAAATTGCCAGTACTCTGCCCTGTGTGCAGGGTTCCACGGTACAACTTTTCCATGCTCGCCTTTAGAAGCGATAGGGTCATTACTGCCCTTCTTCGGTTCTGACTTTGGCTGTGGCTTTTTCTTTTGAAGATTTTCTACCTGAGCCTCTAGATCGGCAAGTTTTGTTTTTTTGTCAAGGTCTACACCAAATTCCGCTTTGGCGTGTTCAACTAGTTCGTCTTTGTTCATAGTAAATTCCTATAGTAAATATGAATAAGGTATCACAAAAAAGTGGGGAGCCGAAGCTCCCCGGGGTGGTTAATTAAGCAACTTGTAGCTTGAATTCACCTATAGCTGTAGGTAGGACAACTTTGTATCCGTATACAGCCAAACCTCTAACGCCATCACCGAATGAAGACTCAAGTCTTACAGTTTCAGTGTTAGTCATTTGAGATGCATAAGCAATAGCTTTTGGATGTCCATAAAGACCAGATGTTACACCTGATGTTGTAGACAGATTGTTAGATACGTACATGTCGAATCTATCAATTTTTCCAATGAAGCCATTTCTTAAAGGTGAAACGCTATCACCAGTTAAGTAAGCTTGTCTTAGTTCTGACTGCTTAATTAGAGTAGCAACCGCTGGGTTGACAATCATAAATCTTCCGTCTTCAGGAATATTGTTGTCGTCCAACTGCTCTCCAGCAGAAAGAATGTGACCAAGCACTGTGCTTGATGTGATGTCAGCAGGTGTAGAGTTGATGTCTGTTAAAGACGAACCAGCCGCTACGTTTGCGAACACATCTTGCTCAATAGCGATTTTCATGTTCTGAGCTGCATCTTGTGCTGCCTCGTTCATGAAATCAATATCAGCTTGCATTCTTAAGATATCGTCAACTTTAAAAGCATAGCTTTTAGCTTTGTTGATGTCTAACTCAATAGTGCTAGATGTTACATCAGAGTAAGACAAAGAACCTGTGTAGTCAGCAACTGTTACTGCTGGTACTGTTCTTATGTTTACTTTGTTACCTAACCCAGAAATTTCTCCTTCATACTCGTTAGTTGTTACCTCAGATAAAACTGTCTGTGCGTAAAACTTAGCTTGTAATTTTTTAGAAAAGACTTCTGGAATGAAATGCTGTTCTCCAGCTGCGAAAGAAAAACTTCCACTACTTGATGAATATGCCATTATTTACTCCTAATTTTTTAATGTCAATTTCAAAAATTTGCAGTAAAAATTTATGGTCTTACTCTGCCTTCTCGGTGAGCTAAATCAATCTCAGCTTCGTATTTACGGAACTGTTTATCGTTCAACTTACCAATCTCAGCAGCAGTCCAAATCTTTTTACTACTCCCAATATTTTGTTTCCTAGCTTTTGGTAGATTCGGCTCAGCGTTTTGCTTTGCTTTTTCAACCAAGTCTGCTTTAGAAACCTCCGGAGTAGTAGTGATACCAAGTGCGTTTTTATAACGTGAGAGCAGTTCGATGGTGTCGTCAGCCCCGCCGCTTTCTGCTACCTGCTGCCATACCGGGCTTTGTCTTTCTAGCCACAGATTAAAATCCTCTGAGTTGGCTATCTGGACATAGTCTGGGTGGGCTTTAGCTAACTTAGCTTTGTGCTCACGGACCAAGTCGTCCTGTTGAACTTTCGTTAATTCCTGAGTAGTTTTTTCAAACTTCTGATTCAGTTTGGCAAAAGCTGTATCCACATAACTCTGAAGGGGCTTCACTAACTCTGGATAATCTTTCATTATCTCAGAGAGGTCGACGCCTACTTCTTCCATCTGCTTTTCAACTCTGGTCTCACTCTTCAGTGATTCCATTGCCTTAACCTTATCGGTTAACTCAGAGATCTTTTTCTCAAGCTCTTTCTCATGTTGGGTGGCTTTGGTCATTCTCGCCTGAGCGTTCTTGTACCGTTCCTCCCACTGTTTAGATGACACAGTCTCCTGATCATCCTCCACTTGTTCATTCTCTACTTCGGTTTGAATCTCTTCATCCGCTTGACTTGATTCTTCAGTGTCCTGAGATTCAGGGGGTGAAGTCTCAACAGTTTTTTCTTTCTCTTCTGGGGTGTCCTCTACTTCTGAATCAAGGTTTGCAAGTCCCTGTCCTTCTGGTTCGGATTCCTTCTGAGAAGCTTCCATCTGTTTTATCATCTCGTCAGCTTCTTTTTCAAGCCTTTCGGCGATCATCTCGCCTCTGGTTTTAACTTCTTCAGTCATTTTTTTATCCTCGGTCCTTATGTTAAGGGTGTCGATTATTTATATATGTTGGGAGTTTCCTTGCGGGTTCCCAACGAGTTTAAAACTTTGTCTGCAATTTGGTCTAAAGATACAACAAACTTAAGTATGTCGCAACGTCCTTGACTAAAGCGGTAGTCCTCCGTTATTTCCAACTGGTCCCTCTCCCTCTGGCGAAGGTGTTCCATTTCTTGCATCAGGACCGACCACTCCGTCCCCATTTGGGACTTGATTAATTTGACCGCCTTGCTGCATTCCGGCGATAGCTTGTTGTAGTTGTTGTTGCTCATCCATTAACTCCTTTTCAGATTTAAGTACATCATCCGGATCTATGTCTAATGACTTAGCAACATCCTTAAGAAGTTTATCCCTCTTAACCATTTGCTGATCCTGCGGATTATTAAGTAACGATAAGAACTGTAACAATCTTTGAGACTGAACTTCTTTTTGTACCATCGTTGTTGAACCTCTAGCAATGATTCTCATGTCTGACTTAATATCTGAGTTGGGGTTCCAAGTCATGTTCCAGTCATACAAAGATCTTACAAGCGGTTTGGTTAAATAATCATCTATGTTCTTAATAACAGACTTCAAGACAATGTTCGCATTGGACATCAGAATTGAAATACCTGTTGCTGTTCTGTTAAGCGAGCTCTGTGTTTGTCCATGTGTGTAGGACGGAAGAGCCGTGGTTTCATCGGCAAATCTTCTAAACAGCTCAATCACCGAAACAAGGGCGGGTGAGTTAGACTGCGGCTGATAGAACCTAACCATAGGTTGGTTACCATCACCACCCTCTCTCAGGAACACACGCCAAGGATATAGATCTGTTGGGTCCTCACCGGAAGCCATGATGTCGGTGTTAACCTCAACCATAGGTCCTGAAGATAAAGCCACGTTGTCTAAATAAATCCTTGTGGCGGCATTCATGGTTTGTTGTGAATCACGCATCATCTTAGGTACGCCAGTTCCCCAGAACACATGTGGGTTCTTTTCGTACGGGAATATGAAGTAAGGAATGATGCCTCCCGGGAGAGGATTCAATTGTGCTTTTATAATTTTGTCATCTACCATCCAGATATTGCACTGGTATTCTTGTGATAGATCGTCTGACTCTGAGAACTCAATGCCGTGTTCTTCTAACTCAAAACCGTTGACGCTGCCCCAGAATTCTAATATCTCGAACTTACCTGAGTCTGTTTCATAGTCATTTAAGTTCGCTATATCTCTGCGGTCTTTCTCGTGCTGCTCTTCGTCGTGGTTCCCATCTGGGTTCATGTGAATGCATTCTTCAATTAGATCGCTGTTAAATCCGGGTGAGTCTTTAAGCTGCTGGAAGTCAACACGTGAAAGTATGTGTCTTCTAAAGATAGACCTCATGTCATCAATGGAGGTTGCGTATGGATCGGGATATAAATCGAAAATAGAAACTGCCTCCATCTCCGGCATAGGTTCTTCTTCGTATATTAAATTAAATCCCTCTTCGGAATTAATCCATTTGTGATTTCTTTCTATTCTCAATGTGCCCGCTTTCATGGCACCTGTTCCGAATATCACTTGTTCCATGATAGCATCTTTCATGCTGCCTTCAAGGTTACTTTCTAAAGTTTGATCATTAATTACCTCAAGCATCTTTCCAACACGTATGTCTGTCTCTTCGTCGAGCTCCTTAACAAGCTCCTTGTATCTAGCCTGAATTAAATCATCAACCATCATAGGATCGATTACCTGAGCCGCCTCCATAATCTCTAGGGCTGCCCTTTCGGTAAGCTCCTTCTCTACGGTTGGCTGTTTAGTAACGGGGGTAGACTCAATTGAATAAAATCTTTGACCGGGTTGGAATAATAAATCTGTGATTCTTGAATAAGCAGCTAACACCTTGGTTCGGGTAAGACCCACATAGACCTGTGATCTGTCTCCCTTCTCCCTGATCTTTGCTAGGGTATCATTGTCGTACTGACCCATGAATGCTCTAAGGTCTTCTACCCAGTCGTCCTCTATGTCGGACCTTGCATCCCTGAACTCATAGTACTTTGATTTTAATTCTCCCCCAAGGCTTACAATCGGCTCATCCATCTCGAGACTGTCGCCAGCCATTGCTATTCCTTCTGGGGCTACTTCTTTTCTATCTAGTTCACTCATTTAAATAAAATCTCTTTTGTGTCTGTTGGTTATCTGTATTCTTTGTTTCCTTGGCATGGAGTTTAAACCAAACAGTGCTATAGCATATGCCATGATTCTATCATCATAACACCCTTGTTGTGCATTTGTAATACCTCGTGCATCAATTACATACGTACGCATCTCGTCAATTAAATCAACACAAGCTACGCCTGACTCACCCTGACGCAATAAATGTGTGAGGTTATCTATGATCAGCGGCTTGGTTTTACTGGTGGTTAAGAAACCCGCTCGCCTTGTTAAACGATCCACGTAGGCATCATCCACCGATTGTTCAACATACTGGTTAGGGTAACCCATGTCTTGTAACTTCCTGATGGTTGTAAGTCCATGGTTGTTTCTTTCAACCAAGGTCCAAGCTTTGTTGTAGTGGGTCGCTATGGCGGCAATCACCTCGGCGAAGTCAAACGGGTCTATGTGCCCGTGCCATGTCGCCACCTGATAGCCCATGTGATCCAGAACCTGAACGCAGGAATAGTCGCCGTGCTCAAGCCCCTCGGAAACATCCACCCCAATACAATACCTGTAATCTGCTTTTGGATGCTCGAAAATTTTTAGCGGACCATTGTTACTTTCTATGAACTCATTGCCTCTAACTATGCCCTGCCAAGTCGGGGAATAGCACTCATTGTATGCGGCATCAATCCACTTAGGTTCCACAAAGACACGCCCTGTTGTGAGGAACGCCTCTTGCGGGGTAATGGGATACTCCTGCCTAAAGAGATCCTCGCCTCCGAGGTCTTGTATCTTGCCTCGCCTGAAGTTTAATTGCTCGTTGTCTAGGTTATACATATTAGCTAACACCTCCTCCTCGGGCGTACGCTCAAAGTATTCATTAACCTTACGGCGGTATTCGGGCATCATGCTCCAAGGAATGAAGCATACCTGCCACTCACCTTCGCCCCTTAGGGCTCTCATGCATGCATCATAGAACCAACCCCCCGCTCCATTGGCGGTAGATTCTAAAAGTATCTCTGAGTTATCCTCGGGCACTGTCTGTAATAACCCCGGGATAATATCCGAGTTTGGATAGAAGGCTACCTCAGATCCGTGTAAATAATTGGTGGTCCAACCACGCCCGACCTCGCTGGTTCTCGCCGTCGCAATACGCCACCTAGATCCATGGGTGAACTGAAGCGAACTGGTGGTGGATTCTTTAAGCTCTGGTTTAACTAACGGATGTGGCAAATTATCATAGAAATATCTAACCATTCCGAAGATAGCTTTGGTGGATTCAT